GATGCGAACCCATTGGGATTGCACCAGCCCGAGCTTGTTGTCGGGGATGGAAACGATGTCCATCGGGTCGAGCAGAATGAAACGGGCCGGGAGCGTGAAGGCAAATGTGTTGCCGATAGCCGCGCGCCCGAGCAGGAGCTGCGCGGACATATTCGCCGCGTCCACGTCGCAAAACATATGAGCGGTGGTGGAGCTGTTGGACTGCGGGCCATAAGCCGTGATTGCGGCGGTGTCTTTGGCCTCGACAATGGCCGGGTCGTATTGGTTCGCGCGGTCCAGATATTCGAGCTTGAAGGAATTAATCCGTTTGCTCGCCGGGATGCGGGTGGCGATGATCGGGTCCGACCCGCCACTCGACGATGACGACTCCGAATTGCTCGCCTGATTGTCGACGAAGTCCACGTCGGTGAGAACGTAGATCGGGGCCGACGGCGCGGTGTAGGTGGCGCCGTTTGCGGTCTTGGTCTGGTCGCCATACGGCACGATGGTCAGAAGCCCGTTGCTCCAGACCAGCTCGGAGTTCGTAGCGCGCATCATGTCGTCGATGAAGGACGCGGCCGTGAGCGCGGTGCTTAGGAGCGGCGATACCACCAGGCCGAAGGCGCGGCAGTAGGCCGAATAGACCGAGAGCGTATCGATCAGCGCGGACGGAAAATTGCTGCCCCAACTGACGTTCGTGAGCAGATCGACAATGACGTCCTTTGGATCTGCGTCGGGCTTGCCCGAGATCGCGCCGTGGCGCGCGAACGTCATCTCTTGGACGTAATTTGGAATCTCCTGGCTGTCGCCGAGAGCGAGCGTGCCGGCGAAATATGCGAGGCCCCGATAATTGTCCGCCTGCGTCGGATGGTTCGTGGTGAGATAACCCCAGGCGCTCTGCGCATACGTGCCCAGGAACGCGGTGAGGTTTTGTGCGGTGAGGTCTGAGACGGTCTTATTGACCCACAGCCGGTCGAACGAAGTCACCGGGCCTTCAGCAAACGCGACGGCGGCTGAGACTTGATATGTGTAGGTGGTCCCACCGCCGCCCTTGCCGCCGCTTCCCATGCCCCCCTTGCCGCCGCTCTGCGAGGCGTGCGGGGTGGCTTTGAAGTCGCCGTACCAAATGAGATTCCCGGAGAGGGCGGTCTGCCCCCAGCCAATGGGGATCGGGACGCCCTGCAGGGATGTCTGAATACGCAACGCCGTGCCGGCGTTGCTCGTGTCACGTTTCTTTTTGCCGAAAAGGAAGACCATCAAACCCATGACGACCAGTCCTTCAAACTGAAAAAGCGCCTCGGCTTGTCAGCCGTGCGCCCTCCGGTGCCGTCAGCGAGCAGCACCATTCCGTCTTCCATGCTGGCGTGAATGATCGTCGGCCAAAGCGTGACGATGGCGCCGTGTGCGAAGGCGCGGCCGATCTTCCAAAGGACGAGGTCGGCGGGGCCCGGCTCTTCAACTTCGTCCGCGTGCTCCAGCACTTCCGCGAGGTAGCGTTCGCCGTCGCGATGGGCGAACCAGTCGGGCGGGTAATATTCCATCGGCTTGTCGGGGATCGCGCCGGCATTGCGATAGACCAGGAACGGGAACTGAGCGCAGTCCACGCCGCCGGGTTCGGTGATCGCGCCGTCCGCGTCCCGGCGGATTTTGATGCGGCCCATGTGGTGGTAGCGTGTGCCGAGGAATGAGTGCGCCTCGGCAATGACTTTCTCGCGCCCGTTCATAGGGCGGTCGGCGATGTTGGAATGAAGCGCTGCCCACCGAAGTTCGCCTGATTACCGAAAAGGACGCACGTCGCTTGGCTCTTGTCGCAACCGGGCCACGCGGTGAACGTGTCGCCGGGGTTGATCGCGAAATAATATGGTGCCAGGAGCAGGAAGGTGCCGGGCGTCCACAGGCGAACTGTGCGACGGAAGCCGGCGTTCTGTCCGCTGGTCATGACGATCTCGCCCAGCGTGAATGTCCCCGAGCCGAGCGGCGCGGTCATTGCCGAGGTGAGCGTCAGACGGTCGCCGCCCGTGACGGTGCCGGTTTTTGCGTAAGCCGCGGCATCGAGGGTGCAGCCGGCGTCGAACAGCGAGTGCCGGCAGCTCGGCTGGAACACGTTGCGCGGAAGGTTGATGTCGAGCAGCGCGGTGTAGCTTTGAATGGTCAGCGCCGCGCTCGACCGCCCGCAATCCACCCCGGCCATCAGACCACGGAATAAAGTAATGGCCCCAACCGGGGCCGCGAAAGTTGAGAGCGCACTGGGCCATGCGCTGAAGAAGGCTCGATCTATTTTGATGTCGGCCCAATCGAGCGCACCGGCCATGAGGGCCTGCAGCCAGGGCAGGCCATTGATCAAATCGGGATCTGCGGTGGAAGTGACCGGATCGTATGTGCGCGGCACCATGACGACTTGCCACGTGTCGACGCCGGTCCCGACCTTCCAATGCGCGCGGCCCTGGTCGTCGCTCGTGTCGACGAGCACTTGGTGCGCGGTCCAGGTATTGCCGCTGATCTGCACGTCAATGTCGCCGGTCGTATACCTCAACACGGTGCCGCCGATGAGCGTGATCGTGTAGAGATCGCAATCGACCCAGAGATCGTGCGAGAGCAAAGTGACAAGGGCGCCGGGGGAAGTCTCGTACCAGGGAGTTTTCATAGGCGCGAGCTTCTGAAGGTGAGCTTCTTCAGCTCCCAAAACAGATACGCGAAGTTGGAAAATTCAGCGGTGTCCTGGTCCCACTGGCACAGCCAATTGAACGTGCCTGTCCATGTGATCGCGAGCCCGTTGCCAGGAGGGGCCGCGAACGTGACGGTGCCGCCGGCATTGATCGTAGCCGTCACAGTTACGCCGTTGACCTTGAATACGCCGGTCAACGCGGCGAGCACCGGCTCGACGAAACCGCCCAGCGTGCGGACGAGCTGGTAAACGGTGGTGACGCCGTTTCCGGTGCCGAGCGATTCGTTCGTGCAGCTTGCGTCCTCGCGGAATGCGAACTGAAAGAACTGGCCCGGCGTAACCATCGTGGTTTTCCAGAACCCCTCCAGCGTTTGCCAGTCCAGGCGCGACGCTTCGGCGCCGAGGTAGCTGAAGCTCAGCTCAAAGTCGTAGAGCGGCGCCGTCCAATGGGGCAGCGCGGTGCGCCGGCCGGAGCGCGCCGCATGACGCGTCGTGTTCAAAACCGGGAATCGATTGACGGGATATTCCATGCCAGAGAGCACGGGGAATATGGCGATGGGCATCAGGTGATCCCATATGTGTCGAGCCGCTTTTTCAGCGACCGCAGGTTCGTCGGGTTATTGATGAAGTTCTGGAACGAGCGCGGGTCCATCGTGGTCACGTTGCCAATGAGCGCCCCACGCCCGCGCGATCCCGCGCCACCGCCGGCCGTCATTTCGCGGATGCCCTGGGCGAGATTCGCCGGGATGACCATTTCGTTTTCGTGGAGCTGCACGATGGGGCTGACGCCGGCACCGATGTCCATGCCGCCACGCGCCGAGAAAATGTCGAAGGCCATAACCGCGACGAATGCGGTCGCTGCCGCGATGGGCGCGAGCACCGGGCCGATGTAGGGAATCTCAGCAACAGCGGCGAAGGCGCCGGCTGCGGCCTTGTTGGCGTTCTTAAAGATGCTCGCCGAACCGGCGGCTGCTTCCACCACGGCGCCCTCGCCGGCGGCGGCGGTTTTGATCGCGACGCGCGAGGCTTCGCCGGCCGCGACAGCGCCCGTGAGGGCTGTCTCTTTCACCTGCGTGGCGGCCACCTGAAGGAGCTGGTCCTGAACCCATTGTTGCGCGATGCGAAGACCAGCATCGGCGAACGACCCGACAAGCCGGTTGCCGAAGTTGACCATGATCTGGCCGAACGTCGTGGTGCCCCCGATGATGTCCTGAAACATTCCCCGGAAGGAGCCGCTGATGCCGGCAGTTAGCTGCTTCCAGGGCTGGGCAATTTGCTGCACGGCCAGATTGACGTCGCGGGTCTTCTCACGGATCGCCGCGCGCCACGCGTCGGTGTCCTTGCCGTAGGCGGTGGCGGCGGCCTGTACCCATTGATCGTCGAGCAGGAGCTGTTCCGCGAGATTGTCGCCGGCCGCCTCTTTCTTCATTTCGAGATTGAAAAGGAATCTGTCGTATTCCTTATCGTTGATGTTGGCCGCCATTTCGGCTGCGGCGTTTGCGGCCTTCATCTGCTCGTTGACGTTGTCGAAGAATCGCTTCTTGACGTCCTCAGCGTCGCGCGCGGCCTTCGCGGTGGCGGCGGTTGCGATCTGTTCTTCGTCTCGCGCGCGCCCAGATTCGAGCGAGAGGATCGTCGAATTGATCTGCCGCGCGATGCCGATATATCCGTCACCGCCGACCTGGGCGGTCTGCAGCTTGTGGGCCCAATATTCCACTTCGTAGGCTTTGGCTTGGTCACCGAAGAGACCCAGCGCACGCTGCGTCGTGACCAGATCTTCCTGCCAGCTCGCGTAGGTGTCACCCGCGAGCTTCTGCAAATCCGAAAGCGCGGCGTAATCCGCAATGTCGAATTTGAAATTCTGGACTTCCGGCGGCAGGATATCGGGGATGGTGTTTGTCCCGACTGCAGGCGGCGGACCGCCGGGCGGTGCAGGCGCCCCCTTAATGGCGAGGTCTAAGGTGCCGGCGACGTTGGCGTATGTGCGCCAATCGAGAATGGCGTCGCCTATCATGACTTTAATTTTGGCGAAGACGCGGCCCATGCCATCGCCGAAGTCGTCGGCTTTCTTCACGTTCTCCGGGGAGGTGATGTAACCAAGCTCGCGCATACGCTTGATGAGATCGGGCGAGGCCCACTGCTCCAGCACCTGCTCGAGCTTTTGTCCGCCCCTGGTGAAGATCGCTGTTTCTATTGCCGCGCGCTTCGTGACGTCCGTGATCGCCAAGAGCGCGACCATGGTTTTCTGCAGCGCGGCTTCCGGCCCGCCGGCCAAGTCATTCTGGGTAAGGCCGAGTTCGGTGAATTCCTTTTTGTTTTCGCCGACCGACCGAGTGAATTTCTGAAGGACGTTGTCGACAAAGGCGGTGTCGGCGCCGGCCTCGGTGGCGCCAGCGCGATAGGCTTGGAGAGCGTCCGTCGAGAAACCCAGCACCTCGGCCTGATCTGCAATGTCGCCGATGTTCTTGACGAGGTTCCACGCGCCCATCGCAACGCTGACAGCCGTGAATCCGCCGGCCAGCGAGCGCAACGGCCCGAGCAAAGAAGTGACGTCTGCCATAAAGCCTTTGGGAGCGCCGGCATTCAGCTCGCGGTTCAACGCGGCGACTTGGACGCGCGCGGAGGATGCGGCGGTGGCGGCAGTGCGCAGCTTCTCAGCCATCTCGGCGCTCGCGCCGGCGCCGGCGTTGCGCATTTCCGTGGCCGCCTTGCGCAGCTCGCTGGAGAACGCGGAAAAATCCGCCTTCGCCACAGCAAGCTTCGCCGTCAGATCATTGGTGTCTGCCGAGACGCGAACATATGTCGGGCCAGCCATGGTGGCGGTTTCCTACTTGCTGAGGGATTTGCAGAATTGGAGGAAGAGCACGTCGATGGGCGGGTGCTCGCCCCAGTATTTCAGGAGCTGGAGATATTCGCGGAGGGGGAGATCGTTGATCTCCTGCGTCGTGTAGCCGAGGCGAGACCTCAGCTCTGCACGACGGGCAACCCAGTCCCACTTGAGGAAGGGTTCGGCGTTTCCGCTGCCGGCGCCGCCGGCTTGGCTTCCCCCGGCTCAGCGTGCCCCCACTTCAGGCCGGACGCGACGCAGATCACGCGCAACGCTTCCTGCACTTCGGGGGTCTTTACTTTTTTCAGGGAACGCACTTGCTCGACCGTTTCAAAGCGAACCGGATCGGCGTTGCGCAGCGCCATCCACGTGATCGTCGTTCGCGCTTGGGCGCCCTCCTGAGTGTCCTCGGCCATGCGGCTGAAGAGGGTGGCGAGGCGCTCCTGATCGCCATAGGTGAATTCGCCGAAGGGAATTTTCTCGCCGCCAAGAATGACGGTCGGCAGGTCGGGGTCCATTGGTGATTCCTTTTGTCGGAAAGGTGAGAGGGCGGGCCGACGTCACCGCCCTCTCGTCGCGCGACCTCGCCCGTTTCCGGGCAAGGCAAAACCGGCGTCGGACCGGATTCAAAATGCGGGTTATTGCTGGTCCATGGAGAGATCGGTCCACCGCCCCAGGCTGTCGGCGAAGGCGGAAAACTCAAATTCCGGAATCTCGAAATCCTCGTTCTTCATGCCGAACGAAAGCTTCGTCGCAATGCACTGGTAGAGAATCATACTCTGCGCATTGCCCAGGAAGGCGTTGCCCAGTTCCAAACGGAAGACGGGCGAGTGGCCCATGAGCTGGTTCACGGCGGAGATGCGCCCGCCATTCACAGCCTGCGTGTAGCTGTAGGAAATGACGACCTTGCGCGCGGCCACATTGTCGGCGGCAGCGAACAAATAAACGCCAGCAGCGGAAACCGAATAGGTGCCAGCGGTGGGCGCACCCGCCACGCGGGTGAACTGCACCCCGGACGTGGCGTCGAACACGCCGAGATCGGAAACGAAGGTCGCGCCATTGGTGACGGTGATCGTGAAGGGCGTGATCGGGATGGCCAAACCAGCCGGGCCGTTCTCATCGGTCTTGACGATGAGCGTGCCGGTGGCGAGCGTCTGTCCGAAGAACACGTCGTTCCAAGCCCGCGCATTCAGCTTCGCGCTTTTGCACTTACCCCCGATCTTGACGCCAGAGCGGGCGATGGCGACGGGCGCTTGGTACTGGCCGATGAGTTCCTTCACCGTGAAGGAATAGTCGATGGAGATATCCTGCACGGTGCCGAGCCGAACAGGCGTCGGGTTCGCAATATCGGTACGCACTGCAAAGATGTTGCCGACGCCGAAGCCGTATTGTTCCAAAGGCATGATCGTCTCCTATTTTGTGCAAAAGGGGGGTGATCGCGCAGCCGCGAAGGCGTGCGTGTCCGTGTCCGCGCGCGAGCGCGTGGCGGTCTCGGGGAGGCGTGAGTTAGCGGAGGTGCTTCGCGATTTCCGCGATCAACGCGGGCGCAGCGGCTTGCAGCTTTTCAAAGGCGTCGGGCGAAAGATTATTGAGATGCGTGTTGCGCCATTGCGCATAGATGCCCTCGGCGATGGCGCGCGGCCCTGGTTCGATGATCGCAGGGCGGCCTGCATTGTTGGGCCCGACGTGAGCGTCCCGCGCGGCTGCACCGACCATCGGCGGTGTCAGCGTGGTCTTCTGGTCGCTGTTGCTCATGTTGGGCCTCCGATACAAAGAATTTTCACCGGGATAATTGCCTTCGCAATTCCGTCGATGACGCCGGGGAATTTTTCGATGTGGCCCTCAATCCAACAATGAGAGACCCAGGGCAGGCCAAGCGTTTGACATTCCTGCATGGCGTGTTGCGGCTCTAGTGCTTTCTTCACGCCGAGGATGCAGGCGTTCATTTGGATCTCCGGCGCTTCGTCGTTGTCGCGCCCGCTGTCGGCATAAATCCAAATGCTCGCGTCGATGGTGACGAGGGGCGGGATGCCGCGAATGGGACGCGGGGGAATGTCCTCGCCGTCGCTGTAGACGTAGATCGCGGGGTATTCGCGATCCTTGATTGCCAGCTCCAGCTTTCGCTTTGCGCTGGCGAATGGGTAGCCCGTGGCCGCAAGGTCGAGCAGCGCAACCAGGACGGCCTCTACGTCTTCAATCGGGTGACGCATTGACGGCCTCCCCGATTGCGTCGAGCACGCTCTGCAGCTCGGCGGTGATCGTGCTGTCCAGGCCGGCCAGCGCGTGCTGCATGAAGAAGGCGCCCTCAACGGAAGCCGCGCGCTGATAGGGCCCGATGTCTGCCATCACCGTCGCAACGGGGTTGCCGAAAACGGTGCTGATCGCACGCGTGTGACTGCGCACGCCGAGCTGCTTGTGCAAACCGAACTCGATGACCGGCAGATACGCTTTGCCCGACGTGACGATGCCGACGATTTTGTGCGCGCTTTCGCGGATCATCGAATGAATGCTGCCGGCGAGCTGTCCGGTTTTTCCGTGCGGGGCGCCGGCGCGGACCGCGTCGGTCAGGCGCTCGGTTAGTTCTATGACCTTCGCGCGGACGGCCTGCCACGATTGCTCGTCGAGCTTTTGGAATTTGGCAACAGCGGTGCGCTCGTAGATTTTGACATCGACGATCATGGGCTACAGCCGCAAGTCGCGATAAGCGTCGAGGATGGCGATCACGTCCGGCGGTGTGCCAATCCAATAGGAAATCTGTCCAATGCCCGGCTCGGAAATGCTGCGAATTGCCGGGTCGCGCCCGCGCGAGCGCCACGCGTAATTCATCATCTTCATGGTGGCGTCTTCGATGTCCCAAGGCAGATCGCGGGACGTATCGTTCGGCAACAGATAACCGCCCTGAAAACAGACCAGCACCCGCTCGTTCCACCCTGCACGGTCGCCGGCGGTGTCGAGGCGCCAGATGAGGCCGTTCTGCGGATCGTATTCGTAGCGGCTCGGATGCAGGGCTACGTTCACGACGGCCCCGCTGGCGTGCGCCGTGGCCGTGTTGCTTACGCCGCGCACCACGTCGTACGTCGTGCCGGCGTTGATGCCGGTGACGCGGACCACCTCAGCGCCGTCGCCGATCCCTACCAGGACGTTGAATGGGTAGCCTTCGGTTGGCACTTCCAAAGCGGCAATGCACGGCATGGTTAGCTGCGCGGCGTCCATTGCGCTTGCAAGCAGCGACCAGCCTGAATTCCTCCAAGGATCGTGCGCGACAACGGCATAGACCGCGGACACTGGGAAGCGACTGAGCGCGATGCGGTTGATTGTGTCGTTGCGGTCGATGCGAAACGTGTCGAGCAGCGTCTCGCGCGCGAAGATGCGGTGGCAATAGCCCTCCACCTGTGCGGACGCCGAAAGCAACAGCCATTCGAACAGTGCGTCCGTGCAAGCCTGTGTTTTTTCCAACAGATCGCGCAGAAGCTTCACGCGCGCGAGCGTGCGTGTGACTGCAGCAACGATGACGTTGGTGCTTCGGGAATTCATTCGCGGTCCTTTTATGACGGCGTAACGGACGGCACGTGCGTCCAGCCGACAGCCACATCGCCATTCGTCATCGGGCAGGAGCAGACGATGCGGTACACGACGTCGGGGAGCGTGTTGCCCATTTGGAAAAGCACGGCGGTGTTCGCTTCGCCGGTCCCGCCGTGAGAGATCGGGATCGAACCGACGATGGCCGCCTGCGTCAGTCGCGTTTGCGGCGATGCATCGGTGCCGCAATGAACGCTGATCGTCACCGTCGGCGTGCCGGACAGCACGACGTCGGGCGGAAGCATGGGACCGAAGTCCAGGCCGATGGTCGCCTTCTGAATGATGGCCGCGATGCGCGGAAGATCTCTAACCGCTGGCATGTGGTTCCCGTGAAAGAGGGCGATGAAGAGCCCGCGCACGCGGCGGACGAAAAGCGCGATGGGATCGAGCGGCGGCGCGATGCCGCCGGGGTAATAGATCGTCGCCAGATCGGCGATCATGAGCGCGGACGCCCGGAGCAGTTTCGCGAAGCCGCGCGACAGCGAGCTGGCCGGCGTGGTCGACGCGAGCAATTGCCGGCCGGTCGCCTTGGTTACAGAAGGGGCCGGCGTGGTCGACGCCGCGAGGCCCTTGGCGGTCCGGCGCGAGAGCGAGGCCGTCGCGAGCCCGAGCGCCTGCAAGGTGAGCAGGATGGCGCTGCGGGACGGGATCAGGGTCGGGGTCGGCGTCGTGGTTGCCCGGATCGACCGGGACGAGGCTTTGCCGACGCTCGGGACGGGCGTCGTGGCGCTGAGCAACATTTTGGCGGCCACGTGCGCCAGAGACGCAATGGGCGCCGTGGTGGCCTGCAGGGCCCGAAGGAACGCCTTCTGGGCGAGCGCCGATGCGACCGGCGACGTCGACGCCTGGACCGAGCGCGCCATTCCCTTTGCCACGGCCGGCACGGGCGTCGTCGTGCGCAGAAGCGACCGGGCAGAAGCCTTCGTGACCGTAGGCGGCGGCGTGGTGGCGGCGCGCAACGCCTTTGACGTTTGACGCGACAGTGACGGGGCAGGGGACGTCGTCCACCTCAGCGCGCGCGCCTTCTGCTTGGAAATGCTGGGCGCTGGCGTCGTCGCTGCGAATAGCGACCGGCCCATCGCGCGCGAGAGTGACGGGACCGGCGTCGTGGTGCGCACAAGCGACCGGGCGATCTGACGCGTGATCGACGAGATCGGCGACGTGGACCGCAGCACCGGCTTGCCGCTCTGGCGCGAGAGCGTCGGGGCGGGCGTCGTCGTCCGCAGAATCGATTGATTGTACTGGATCGGGGTCGCGCCAGCGGACAGTTCCCAAGCGCCGATGTCGTAAGCCGAACCCTGCGGGCGCGCGGTGCGCGCGATGTCCGGGGTGATGTTGGTATCGGTGACGCCGTTGTCGATCAGCGCGCCGCCAGCCTTGGCACGAAAGTCGTGCACGCTCGATCCCGCCGACGAATTCTCGAACTGGCTCGTAAAAGTCAGGCTCGTCTGATGACTTGACCCGAAACCCAGGCTCGCCACATCCGACGCATTGTTCGTCCCGGAAAACTTGGAATTGTTGTCGGTGATCGGGGTGAACCCGAAGATCGCGCAGTTTTTGATTACTTGCGCCGCTGAGCCGCTACCGGCGTGAAAGCAGGCCCCGGTCGGCGGTGTATGGTTTGACGGTCGAACAATCGTGCAGCCGGACAAGTCGCTGACGAAATTGGTGTAACCGAAATTCATCGCGAATCCGGCATACGTGCTGTTCATGATAAAAACGGAATTGTGGGCCGTCAGACCCTCGCCGACCATGACGGTAAACGTGCCCTCAACAATGCAGTTGTTACAGACAAAGGCCCCGCCAGACAGATACGTGAGAACAGTACGTCCGGTGTCTTCTCGAATTTGCAGCCCGTCGAAAATGACATTCGCAACGCTGACGATTATGCCTTCCAGATATCCGCTCGTTTTGCGCAGGCCGACGCCATTGCTTGCGTTGTACCGCAGCGCGTTTGTCTGCACGCTCGCATGATCGCGGAAGCTTTGACCGGCTGCGCATGTGAGGGTGATCGTGTGCGTTGCGTCGGTCGTCTCGCCTGAGATTTGCAAGATCGGACCAGAGGTAGTGAACTCGCTGTCGTTGTAACATTCGCCGATCTGTACTGTGTCGCCGGAGACCAGATTCGCGGGCAGCGCATCTTCCCAAAGCTGCACGGTGGCGTACTGCCGCGAACTGCTTCCGATGGTCTTGGTGACAGTGGTGGGCATCGCTTAGCCGATCACTGCCGGATCAATGATGACGGCCTTCACGAGTTTGCGGGCGCGAAACTGCGCGACCGAAAGCGAGATCGTGAACGCCGGAGCCGCGCGCGTGTTGTCCGCGAGGAAGGTGAGGAACGCTGCGGGCAATCCAGCCGTTTCAATATCCAGGCGAAACTTTCGGCGCTGCAGCGTGCGCGACGGATTGTTGCCGTCGCTATCCAATTCCGTGGCGAGCATTGCGGACGCTTCGACCACCGATACATTCGGCAGTTTGATGATCCGATAGAACGGCAGCGTGCGAACATCGCTGCCCCAGTCCGAACCGTCGGGCAGCACCGCGATGATGTCGCCGCGCTTGGTGCACTTCGTGTTCAGATAGAAGTCATCATTGACCTTGTCTTGGACGCGCAGGACGACCTCTGCCATCACTCATACGCCTGCCGATGACCCGTGAAGACCTGCGACACTTCCCAGCCTGTGTTCACCGCTGACGCGTCTGCCTGGGGTTCGCGGTGCGCGTAGACGCACCAATATTCGGTCGCGTCCATCATTGCCGTGATGTCGTGCCAGACGCCCGCTTTGACGAGGAAATGGCGGCCGAAGGGCGAGCCGTCGCCGAACTCGCGATCTGCAATGACTTTGCCCGGCACCGTGAAATAGATCGGGCTGCCGGTCTTATCAAAAATCAGATCGCCGCTCGGCGTAGCGGCTTGCTTGGTGACATCAGGCTCGCGCGCGACAACGCGGACCCGGCCGGAAAACACGATGGTCGTGTGATCGAAATTATGGCCGTGCCCGTTTGTCGCGTCGCCGATCTTCGGCAACACGTTGCGGCGAATGAAAATGTTACCGCTGATCCATTCCATGACGATTCAGTTCGGAACGAATTTCAAGCCGAACGTGAAGGCGATGGAGTCGGACAACACGACGTTGATGGCCGCGAAGTCGCCGCGAATAAGCATGACGCCCGTGGTGACCGCATCGAACAGGCCCGCTTCGGTGATCGCCAAGGTGCCCGCTGCAGTCACCGTCCCGAGCACCTGATAATTGTCGTTGGTGTTGGTGATCGTGGTGCGCGACTCGGTGCCGACGGTCCGGCCGCCCGAAGTGGTCGGCGCGGATTCGGTGACGAGCGCGGTCTGAGTGATCGCCGCCGCCGTGGTACCGATGCCCCAGCCGATGTTCTTCGGCGCGGTGCCTGCTTGGGTGACGCGGTTCGAAATGATGCCAGCGCCAAGGTTCACGAATGCGACGGCCATCAGGACACAGCCAGCTTTGATGATGTCGCGAACGGTAGAGCGCGGGCGGGCAGCCGCGCCGAGGACGGCAGCGTTCATGGGGATTCTCCTTGGGGCGAATTTACGGTGGGGAAAAGGGTCGGCGCTTAAGCCAGGACGGGCGGCGTCACGAGCCTGAACTCGCCCATCTCGACCACGCCACCGATGGGGAACAGCGCCTGCACGCTTGCGGCCTCTTCGGCGGTCGGCATGCGGCGCGTAATGGTGAGCGTGTTGCCGCCATTGATCGGAACCAGTTCAATGATGGAGGCGGGGATAAAACCCTGCACCACCGTGCCGTCCGGCATAGCGGCTTCGACTTCCACCCTCGTGTCATTGCGGCCATGCACTTCAAATCGCGTGTTCATGGAATCAATCTCCTTCGAGACGGTTAGCAAGGTTCGTGAACTTCGACGCGAGCCAAAGGCAAAAGCGCGCGTGCCAGGGATAGAGCGCACCGCCTAACTGCGCGCCCATGCTGCGGTGATCGACGTCGGGCGGCATATCCGCGCCGCACACTTCGCAGAGATCGAGGCGATTGCGGTTTGCGGAAAGGCATTTCGTGCAGCGCGGAATTTTAACGGCCATGAGTGACGGCTCGTAATGGCCGCTGGCCTGTATGCCTTTTCCGATTTGCTTGCCCAGGCCGGGGACAGGTGCCGTCCCGCCGCCGAGATATTTACTGTTTGGCATCGGTCTTGTGGTCGGGCTTGTGATGCTTGTCCGCCGCGACCGCGTGAGCGTGAGCGTGCGCGTTTGCTGCGGCGCGGGCCTCGGCCAAATTCTTGAAGGGCGTGCGGCGAATCTCTTTGCCGTCCGGGGCGAAGACGTTAAAGCCTTCTTCCTCGTCGTCGGCGACACGATAGCCTTCCGGCATTTTCTCAACCGAAGACGACAGGCCGCGCGGGGCGTCGATCCCAGCGTCGCGTATCTCATCTTCCGTCACGGGCAGGGCGGTCCCGTTGGCAAGGTTCGCGGTCGCGGCGTGATAGGGCTGTTCTTGGATCTGCCCGGCGTTGCGGCCGATGAGCGTGCGAACGAACATTGTGGTGGCTTCCTTTTTTGGCGAAGAGTTGAAACGCCGCCGCGCCGAACCAGTGTGGCTCGGCGCGGATCGCGCTTATTTCAGGGTGGTGGGCCCGCCGATTAGTCGGTGATAACGCTCGGCACGAGGCCGCCTTGGAAGCGCATGCCGCAATGCAGAACCTGCGCCGAGGTGATGTTGCCAGCGGCGGACGCGCCAGTGACGGCGTAGATGCAATCGAAGTTATTGGTCATATCGAGCATCGCGGGGTCGATCTCGAAACAGACCTGTTTGATCTTCACACCCGCATCGGTCGTGTAATTCACGCCGTCCGCAACGCGCACCCACGTGTCGCCCGCCGCACCGTCCAGGTTCACCCAGATCGGTACCGCATTCGCGAGCACCTTGCCGCCAGTTTTGGCGACGGCGGATGCTTGCATGGGCGTGAGCAGTACGGTGTTCGCCGCGCCCTGATTGATGTGGAAAATGAGATACGCCTTGCCCGTGTTCTTCAGGCTATGCGCAATGGCGGAAGTGCGGCCGGCGGCGTCAGCCGCAGGCTCAAGCAGCGTGGCGAGTTTGAACTCGGACGGGAAGCTGATCTTCGAACCCATTGGGATTCTCCTTGCGAGTCAGGGGATGGTGGAAACGGCGCGACCCGGCATCCATTTCGGGACACCGGGTCTGGCTGTTAGCGCTGGGCGAGAACGATGAAGGGCGACTGCGTATTGGTGCCCTTGTACGGCGTCATCGCCGCAGACCAGATCGGCTGGCCATTGAAGCGATAGACAAACCGGAAGCACGTCTCGTCGTAGATGAAGCGCACGTGGATCGAAGACGCGGACTGCAGCGGGCCTTTGTCGATGCCCAGGTACTGGGACAGATCGACGAGCACGATGTCGCCGGGCGTGCCGAGCGAGCCGAGATATTCGACGGGGATCACAGGCCGCCCCATCAGTGTCCCGTAATTGCCGACGCCATTCATGCCAGCGGGCGTGTACACAACGCCGGCCGGGATCGCGATGCCGCCGACGTTTTCAGTCCCGGCGACGTTCTTGATCTTCACATTGAGCTGGTAGAGCTGGGGCTCGACGTCCTGGTTCGCCAGGAACACCGAGTTCTTCCGCAGGCGCGCGGGCATGCGCGACCACATTTTGAGGATGTTCTCAGCGACGATGGTGGCGTTCGCCTGGGACGCTTCCTTGGCCACGGTGATGACAGCGCCGGAATTCAGGAAGCCGAGCGGCATGCCCGACCCGTTGCCGTTCACGATGGCGTCCTCCAGCTTGAACGTCATTTCATCGGAGAACGCCTGCTTCAGCCATTCTTCCAACGCGGCGGAATCCTGGAGCAGCTCGTCGGTCGCGTAGCAAAGGCCGGTGAGCTTATCCAATTCCATGGTGAGGCGTTTGAACTTGGGCTGGCTGGGGGTCTTGAGCTGCGCTTCGCCGGTCCAGTACATCTGAATGCCGCCCCACCGCGAGCCGTTGACGCGGCTGGTTTCGTCCACGCCATTGATGCGGATGCCGTTGGAATTCGCGCCGACGCCGATCTTGCGAATGCGGCTGGCGATTTCGCCATTCTCGTACACGTTCTGCAGAAGGCCCGGCACGAAGTCGGTGTCGACCAAAAAGCCACCGTCAACCGCGACGCCCTCCGACAAGCCGGTCGCCGCTTGGATACCGGAGCCGCCGGCCTCGTTGGTGTAGATCAAACGCGGGTCGACAAAGGCGCGACCTTGGGGTTGGCCGGCACGCGCGACGGCAATCATCTGTTCGCCGAGGCCGGAAAACTTCTTCTTGTCGACAGGCTGTTGCGAGCCGAGCACGTCGTTGGATACGCGCTGACGTTCCATGTGCGCTTCGGTCCGCGCGATCTGCGCGTCCACGTCGGCCAGCTCAGCCGAGATCGCGTCGTCGCGGGAAATTTGTTCGGCCGTAAGGCTCTCGCCTGCGAAGAGGTTCGCCGCCTCGGCCATCAACGTGGTGCGCTGTTGGCGCAGTTTCTTGATCAAGTCCATGACTTGGGTTCTCCTGGGAATGGGGGGATTTGCGTGGCACCGAAGCGCGCGAGAACTCTGCCCACCGACCAGCGAGGCGGGGCGCGTAACCAAAACTCAGAAAGCGATCAGGGCATCCGCATGCGGTGGGCGTGGCGACGCTTACGGAAGGCCGCGCCCTTTGCTGCCAGATCGGCGGCAACCGCCGCTGCGTCGATCAAAGCGCCGTCGATGCTGTTGTAACCGAGTGCTGCACGAGCATCGTTGTTAGTCAGCACACCGGCCAGAAGCGCGTCGACAGCGCTCTTGGTTTGGATTGCAGAACCGAGCGACACGCGCGCGAATGTGGAGACGTCCGTGGCGATGTCGCGACTCACGAATTGATACGCGGCCGACGCGTTGGCGAGCATCAATAGCAGGGAGCCGGTCTCCGCATTCCACACGACGTGTGGCGCATCGATGTTTGCGAGCAGAGCACCGCTCACGGCAAGCAGCGGTGGAAATTCGCCCACCAGATGAACCTCGGTGGCTTCGTTCGCCGCCCGCGTTTCCAGGGTGATGGTCTCCGCGCGCGCCGCCAAGCCTTCCGGCCGCGCCTTCATCGACGCCACACGCTTGAGCGTCTGGTCGAGAGTCGCAATCCGATCGATCATGCCCAGGCGAAGCGCCGCCGTGGAATGCTCCATGCCGCCTTCGCCGTAGCCATTGCGGACGTCCGACGTTTTGACGCCGCGACCGCGAGCAACCGACGAGGTGAATTCGCCGTAGTACGTGTCGACCATTTTTTGAAGACGCTCGCTGGCGTCGGGCGAAAGCGGGGATGCACGGTTGCCGTCCACCTTGTGTTTGCCGGCCGCGACATACGTGATCTTCACGCCGTCGTTTTCCAGCTTCTTCGAATGGTCCTCATGCACCGTGTAGGCACCGACGCTGCCGACCTGGGCGCCCGGCGTCGCGACGATCTCGTCCGCCTGCGTGGCCAGCCAATAGGCCGCCGACGCGGTGGTGCTGTTCGCCTGCGCAATGATCGGCTTCGTGCCGCGCGCTTTGAAAATCTCGTCCGCGAGCGCCTGAATGCCGTAGACGTTGCCGCCCGGCGAATCGATATTCAGGACCAGCGCTTTCACATTGGGGTCCGCCATCGCGCTGCGAAAGCTATTGGTGATCTGCTCGGTCGACGTGCCGGTGGGCCCGCTGAGGTTCTGCACTTGCCGCGAATGCTGCGCGAGCACACCCGTGATGTTCAGCACCGCGAGTACAGGGCCGCCGCCGCTACCGCCGCCAGCGGCGGCCATGACGGGGGAGGAACCGTCCTGATTCGCCGCCACCGCCGGCACAAACACCTGTGTGTCAATCGACCAAAGCTGCATCGATCCGAACAAGGGGCCGTCGTATTTGATGGCGGCGATTTCTTCGGCCGACAACCGCTCGTCGCTGAACTTGCGATTCAGCACGAAGCAAAGTTTCTCCATGTAGGATTCTTCGATGGCCCAGACATTGCCGAGCGCGACGGCGCGCAGGAGCGAATAGTTCATTGGCTTGTGGTCTCCGGGTTGGCATGCTCGTCGCCGACAGGATCGAGCGACGGGCCGCCGTTATGTCCAAGCAACGTGGACGACGTGTCGTTGTTGTTGCCGGCGGGATTGTTGTTCTTCCTCGGATTGGCGGGCGGCTCTTCGTCCTTGGCCGTCGAGACAGGGACAAGCGGCTCGTCCAATCCGTCCATCGTGTTGTAGCCGAGCGCCTCGCGCGCCTCGTTGCGCGTGAGAATTCCGGCGAGCACCATGCTGCGATAAAAGTTCGACTTCGCCGCTGCGTCGCCGGCGATAAGATCTTCGATGTCAAACCGCGCTTCGTACACATGCGGGGCAATGATGAGGTCGCGGCGAATGACTTGCGTCCACCCGGCGATCACCGGCATCAAACTGTTGCGGACGAAGCCCAGCATGATCTGTTCGACGCCCGTGCCCCACGAAGACTGGTTCGTCATGTGGTGGAGCATCACGGGCGGCACGTCGAACCAGCGCGCGATCTCTTCAACCTGGAACTCGCGCGAGCCCAGGAACTGCGCGTCGTTGGCCGTCATCGTGATTGGCTTGAAGACAGCGCCTTCTTCCAGGATCGGCGTCTTGCTCGAATTCGAGAGCCCGGTGAAGAGCGTATTAAATTCGGATTTCAGACGCTCGAAGGACGCGTCGCTGAGCTTGCGGCCGATCTCAACCACACCGCTCGGACGGGCCCCATTGGAAAACATGCGCGCGCCATGCTCTTCGGCCGCGAGCGCCAGGCCAATGGTCTCGCGCGCGTAGGTGATGGGGCTGACGCTAAGAAAACCGGCCGGCGCAATCGGGCTGCGGAAATGCAGGACTTCCGACTGCAACAAAATGCGCTGGCCGCGCCGCGCATCCTGCACGTAGTAGCGAAGCGTCCCGTCGCCGAGCTGGTCGACCTTGGTGACCAGATCGGGATGAATCGGCTCAAGGCTGTGCGCGAAGCCACGCGCGCCCGGAATGATCTCGGCGAACCCGTTCCCCCGCAGACAGACATGCATCATGAGCATTGCGCGGAAGTCGAACGCGGTCTGCCAAGCGTTCGGTTGATAGGCGAGCAGATCATGAATCGGATGCTCGGGGCATTCGGTGTAACGCCCTTGCGCGTCGCGCTTGTACATGCCGAGCGGGATAGAGCCCATCGCCTTAGACATCAGATTCACGGCCGCATAGACGGCGGAAAAATTCAAAGCGAGTTCGGGTGTGACGCGCCGGCCTGAATTGGTCCGGCGTGGCAGGTTCGTCTCGCCGCTGTACCAACGGTCGTCATCGTTTGCCCATCCACCATCGGCGGCCTGGACACCCGCGAGTTTCGCGACCCACCCCATCAGCGATTACCGAGCAGGGTGCCGAGCACCGAAAGCGCGACGAGAAACAATCCGAAGAAGATGAACCCGAGTGGCGGCCAGGCGAGCCATAGGCCATATGAAAGAATGAACGTGCCGACGATACCGGCGGCTTCGCGCAAGTCCTGAATGCCCACGCGGGGTTTGCCCGTGCGCGCTGTGCCGTCGGCCATCCGCGTGTTTCTCCAAATGGGGTTAGGCGATCCGCAGACCGCGCTCTTCGTAGACCGACGCCCCGGCGTTTGGATTGAGCGCCATGACGCGCGAGGCATTCATGAGCGCGATGACGGGGTCGATCTTGGCTTTGCCCGAAACCTGTTTGGTGATGGACGCTGCATTACCTTTGAGTTCAATTTTGCAGTTGCCGACACACCACGCCATCATGTCGGACGCGCCGTGCGTCAGCTCGCCGCCGGACAGCCGACGCTCGACGCTGGCGAGCGCGCCATTCAATCTGTAGCCCTGCGGGATGCCGACAATCTGGTCCTTGCTGAACCCGCGCATAAACAATTCGTTCGTGATCTGGTCGATGCCAATGGGATCAACACCGATGCAATTGGCGGGCGGCATCAGGCCCAAATTGTAAATTCGCTCGATGATGTTGCAGACGGCCTGCACGTCATCGCCGGTCCGCTCCACGATGGTGACGTCACCGTCGCGTGCGAAATCCAGCAAGCGCGGTGCGATTTCTTTGCGGCGGCGAAGCACGCTGGTGTGCGCCCAGGCATGACCCCAATGAAGCCACATATGCGGGTTGCGTTTGTCCTGGCCGAGCACCGCGAAGCCGAGCAGATCATCAAGGCCGCCGCCATCGATGCCACACGTCACCGAGTCGCAGCGCGAGAGCAGAACGTCGAGGGTGAGTCCTTTGTCGCCGGCAGCTTCCCAGAACTCCGCGCCGGGCCAAGCGTCGGTGGAATAGGCCAAACCGATTTCGATATTCAGATGCTGCGATGCCCAGCGGCAAATTTCGTCCTTGCCCTTGGTCTTCGCGGTTTCAAAATCTTCCTGCAGCCGCTCGATGGTGAACGGGCGGCCGAGGTTCGGCGACACCATCGCCCAGTTCTCGGGCTTCATCCACGCAGGCTCTTCGCTTTTGTCCTGGAGGATCGACTCCGGGAATTCGTACATGATCGGCATCATCGCGCCGTCGCCGGTTCCGTCACGGATGGCGCGGGCGGTTTGCAGTTCGGCTTTGAACGCGCCGGCCGGCTGGTCGCTCGACTGCGTGGTGATGAAGGCCAGGAACGCTTCGGGGAACGGCAGCATGCCGCCGCGCAATTGCCCGATGATGTCCGACGCCCGCGCGTTCAACGCGATCTCGTGCAGCTCGTCGATGAACGTGCCTACAGGCTTGACGCCGGTCAGCACCTTCGCGTCGAAGGATTTGATCAACAGCCGCGCCTTGGTCTTGCGGTCGAATATTGCCTTGATGTGGTCCTGCACCTGGAAACGTTTTTGCAGGAAACCCGAACGGTCGGCCAGGACCATGCCGGCCGCTTGGCTGAAGGCCACCTCCGCGATCAACTTGGTCGGCGCGACGAAAAGGAATTCCGCGCGCGGCCGGTCGTTTAAGAGCAGCGCCGTCATCATGAGCGCCGCGCCATAGCTGGTCTTGCTCGACTTCTTCGGGGCGAGCATGAAAAGCTCGCGGATCAGCCGGTGCCCCGTCACGGGGTCGATTGAACCGAGGAAAGTGCCGACGACCTCGCGGAACCACGGGCCGGACGCGACCTCAAGCTTCGGTTGGCCGATCACGTCGGGAAGCCGCAAGCGATTGTAGATACCGATGGTGCGCTCGGTCAGCTCCGGGTTGATGCCCCGAGCCCCGTCCGGCACGAGCGACGCGCCGGCACGGATGCGGTCCTCCCAATCCGGGCACGCGAAACGATTGGCAATGCCCCCCGTGATCAGCCCGGTGGATTCCAAGGGATCAATTCAGGGGCGTGGTCGGAATCACGGCGCCCCAATCCTCGGGCACGTCGTTCGCGTCGAGCATCGCCTGTTCCTTCTTGCCGAGCGGCACCGCCGTCTCGGGGCGCGGCGACGGGGCCGGCATGAACTCGCTCCAGCCCGCGCGGCACTTCAGCCAAAACATGGCGGCCGGCGCGCACTTGGGGTGCGCCTTGTCGGTCGCGATGTTGTAGAGCGTGTTGGCTACCGCGAACGTCGCGCGGTCCGCCCCCCAGCGCAGCTCGTCGGCGTAATGCAGACGCAGCGTCTTGGGATCGATCTCAAGCTGGCGCGCAATGGCTTCATGGGGAATCCCAAAACCGGCGCCGGCCTCGGCGATGGCGCGCGTCTTCACGGTCGGGACATGGGGAAGTGACACGGAAATTCTCCTTCAGAGCGTGCGGCCGAGCGGCGGCACAAATGTCGCGAGGAACCAGCACACGACGGCGGCGCAAACGAACAGCCACGCTACAGCGCAGAGGTACGCGCGCGGCGCATAGTTCTTGCCGACGGTGTTGCAGATCACGCCGATCAAAAACAAAACGGCAGCGACAGTGATGAGGTTGATCATTCGCTACAGCCTTCCGTTCAACGTGACGCCGAGCAGCACGACCAGGACGAGCAACAGAATGGCGCTTGGTCCGACGCCCCAGTCCTGGCTATAAGGCCACGTCGGCAGGAACCCGACGAAGAGCAGGATCACCACCAACATGACGACCGGGCCGACCATGACGCGCTGCCTTGCAGGCCAGCACCCGTGGCGAGTCGGTTCCATTTCGGAACGAGCTGCAGCGTCGGCGCCGGCAAAACTGTTTATGGACGGGAAGTGCGGCCACGAGCGCCCGCGTACGGCCGGCGTTTCGGGCGGCACCACGCACCGGCTCCTGCCGGCATCGCCAGCCGGCGGCCACGTGTGCCCCCAGGCCGGGCGGTTCTACCCCTACGAAAGATTCCAGCCAGGGCGAAAAAAAACATACGCGTGCAACCAAAGCGTTAGCACCATCGAAAACCGCCAGACTTTTGACCCCACCCCTCTTTTTAACCATTTCGATGCACGCGCGTTGGCACACCGAGGGGCAAGGGGGAGGGGCACACACCCTCAGATGGCACGAGGCATTGATCGGTGGTTGCCACCGTTGGCCCTGTGTGGGGCTGGGTGCAGCAGCCGCCCCACCATAGGGAGGGCAGCATGAGAGCGGACGCTTGGACTGATGACGTACAGATGGCCTGCGCATTGAAGTGCGGGGCTGCGTTCGAACCCCCATGCTGGGCGGTAGACGTCGATGCCCAGCCCTGCGGGGACTGCATCAAACGGGGTGGTCGTGGTGAAGCGCTACAGTGCTCAGGCACCGAAGGGGCCAACACCCCTCCCCTCTCTTAAACGCTTCGCCACATGGGTCTTCGTCGTGTGGCAGGAGCCGCATAGCAGCATGACGTTGCCGGCGTCCAAGGGTGCACCACCATCCTTTAGCTCCACGATGTGATCACCGAAGATGCGACAATGGGTGCGTCCACATTCGGGGCGTTCGCATTGGCGCCCTCGGGTTTTGATCAGGTAAGCGACTAAGGCTTTCCATTCGACACTGCCATACAGCGTATCGGGTTTGCGTTCGGGCATGCGTGCAATGCGGGTATCCAGCATGGGCACGACAGGGCCCAGCGAGCGCAGTTTCGCCATCGTGTGGGCTACTCGGTTTTGTGGGTTTTTTCCTACCGCCGGAGGGCCGGGTGAAAGCCCAGCGAAAAGCTATTCGGTGGCCGCAAGCGATTCGCGATCCAGCACCAATGCGGTCTCCCTGCCCCAAATGTCAAGCAATACCCGGACACGATGATGATGATCGCGGTCGACCAAACCCATCCAATCCACGAAAGGCCCTTCGAGGATTCGCACCTTGGCGCCTTGCTCGAAACGCGGCGGTGGTGGTCCCTCCAGCTCGACATGGCCGCCGTTGTTGGCAGCGGCTTCCTGCAGGGCGGTGATGACCCAGGTCGGCACCGGGATCGGTTTTTTTTCCTTCCCTCGGCGCGCACCAAGGATGCAATGGACGCCGACAGCGCGCTGAATTGAACCGTAGTCGTCCTCGTCGCGATCAAAGCGAGCGAACAGATACAGGGGAAAGAGCGGGCGCTCGACTTGCTCGATCCGGCGCGCATGCGAGACGACACGCACATAAGTTGGAAACCAGATCTCGAATTTGAGTTTTTTGATCGCGGTGTGCGCCATTTTTTCTTGGCCCGCGTTCGCCTGGATGACGTACCACTGAAGCGGGTCTGGCGGGCTCTTTTGGGCCGGGGCAGGTGCAGGCACTGGAATGGCGGCGGATGAAACGCCTACGGCGTGCAGCATGTGGTTCGCGTCCTCGCTTTCGCGGGTATGCACGAAAGACGCTTTTGTTTCAATTATTTGGCAAAAAAAGGCCGCCGAGCGGATGAGCGCGCGACGGCCGAAGGTATCTCAACCGCAAAGGCAGTGCTCGCTGGAGAAGCAAACACGTCGGAACGATACACGCCCTGGCGTTGGGCGTCACGCGCTGATGCTGTAGACGCGGCCCCGCTTTTCATCGTCTGCCGATTTCACGTCGAGGCCGAGTTTCTTTTTCAGCGCGCCGGCAATAGCACCGCGAACGGTGTGTGCCTGCCAGCCGAATGCCTCCATGATCTCGTCGAGGCTGGCACCCTCGGGACGCTTCAGCATTTCGACGAGCTTCGCCTGCTTGCTCTCACCCCGAGGCGTGGAAGCCTTCGCGACCTTCTCGCGCACGGGCGGCGGTGGCGCTTTCGCCTTCGCCGGCGTGGGGAAGAGTTTGCCCTTCAGGAGCATCGCCATCGTTACCCCGTGCCCCTTGGAAGCGACGCGCGGAGCGGACTTCTTCGTTTTCGTTTTTGCAGCGGGCGCTTTCTTCGTGACCTTCTTTTTGCTCGTAGCCATTTGTCCAAAACCTTTACTTTGGGAGCGCGATGATCGCGGGCCCGGACAGCCCATGGGGCATACGTTCGCTGTGAATACCAGTCGGACGCTGGCGTTGGTTAATCGGGCAAATCGGCGCGCACCGGCATGATCGACGAAGCGCGCACGATGGCAGGCGCTGCGAACAGACAGAGGGCTGAGCCCATGAAGCCGCGACGGTTCACCGCTTTTTCTCGTGCTTGCGGAAAGCGTCCTCGAATTTGCGCACTTCCTCGTCCGGGTATCCCTGCATTTCCCCCTGAAATCGTAATAGATCGGCCAGCGGATCGAGCCACCAGACCATACCGAGAGCCTCCAGCGCCGCCCGAATGAAGGGTTGAGTATCTTCTGACGCATCTTCAAACGCGCTCTGAAGCTCTTCCAAATTCTCCTTCGATAGCGATTGGCGTCCGGCATGGAAACCGCACGCGAAGGCAAACTCGGTGTCGGAAAGACCCTGGCGCAGCCACGGAAACTCGCGTTCATCGTCATCCATCGGTGGTGTGGTCATGTTTTCGTCCTCAAGAATGCGTCTTTCTGATCGGCCTGCACGATGACGATTTGCAGTTCTGGAAATTTCACGCGCCACACCTCGGCGGCATCGGCCGCGCGTTTGCGGTCTTCGTACCAGCCGTCCCAATACGCCTCGTGGCCGCCGGCGCTGAACGGCAGCGTCGGGTGCACACCCAGGACAGCGAACAAAATCATTTCGCGTACGCCATCACGTGGATCATATCGGCCAGTTCCCCGTGCGGTGCGGCGCGCTCGAACGTCATACCCACCTTCATGTCGGCCAGCAGCACCGGCTCCCACTTCATCGCGTTGGCCAGCATGAGGCAGAGATCTCTACGCAGCTCGTCCAGGTCGTCGCCGAGCGCATGAATGAACGCTTCCTCGGTCCACGCATTCAGCCTGCCTTGCTCGTCGAAATAGACTTCGCAGATCGAGAACGTCTTCCCGCCAAAAACGTCGACCGTGATCACGGGTTGATAGCGCCACTTGCTCATCCGATAAACCGATCCTCGGTCGGCACGTGCGATGCGGCGGCACGAACCCGCGCATGCTTCATGCCGGGGGACTCGCCCCGGTCCATGTAGAAGATCACAAGCTGAGCAACGCCCAGCCACGCGTGGCCAGCGTCGATGCCGAGCCTGCGCTCGCTGGCCAGGGCGTCGAGCAGAAGCCCGTCCTGCGTCCACAGCAGGTGCGATGCGAGCGGGCTTTCGCCACGCTTGAGCGAATCCATGCAGGCCCGCTTGGCGTAGGCGATATTGGCTTCGATGGATTCGGGCGTCGGTCCGGCGTACGGCGACTCGATGATCACCCGCCGCATCGGCACCACGAGGTGCTGCGCCTTTGCCTGCAAGAGTTCCTCGGCGGCTGCAGCGACAATGGCCTGATCGGCGGCGCTCAGCTTTTTTAGGATCATGCGCAGATCGTCATACGTGCTCATGGGTTCACCTTTCCGCCGGTCAATTCGTACCAGCGCTGGGGATCGAACGATTTGGATCGGGTATGGAAGAACCTCGCGAAATGATTGGCCACCTCCTGCCGCATGACGGGATCGACGATGTTGCGAATGCCATCGGCTACGACCACGTAGTCGGGCGCTCGGAATTTTTTCATTGCGTCACCTGTTCGCGTTTGGCCTTCACCTCGTCGAACGGGCCACCGCCGTCGAGCGTCGCGATTCTGCCGGTGAAGTTCTGCCAACGCTGCACGATGACATCGACATAGGCCGGATCAAGCTCAAGCCCGAAGCACCGGCGCTTTTCCATTTCGGCGGCGATCATGGACGTGCCGCTGCCCAGGAACGGGTCGTACACGGCATCGCCGCGCACGCTGTTGTGCTGCATCGGGCGCTTCATGCATTCGACGGGCTTCTGCGTCCCATGCCGGGTCGAGCCATCGTCGACAGACATCGGGATTTCCCAAATGGTGTCCTCGGCGCCTTGCACCTGCAGCACCTTCAGCGCCACGCCGGCCAGGGGCTCGGGCAGACCCACGATGCGCCAGACGGTGTCCTTGTTGCGGCCACCGGACCAATGGGCCGTGCGCCCCTTGCGGACAGCGTACCAGCACGGCTCGTGGCGCCAGTGATAGTTACCCCGGCTGAGAGCGAAACGATCCTTCGCCCAAATGATCTGGGATCGGATCTCAAGCCCGCACGCGACCAGGGATGCCTGCACGACGCCCGAATGCATACCGCCGTGCCAAACATAGGCCGCATCGCCGGGGAAGAGCGCCCAAGCCTCGCGCCAATCGGCCCGGTCATCGTTCAAGACTTTCCCGGTGCGCTTGGTGGTCGACACGCCGGCCGCATTGCGCCACGCCGGATCATACGCAACCCCATAGGGCGGATCTGTCACCATGAGCGACGGTTTCACCTTGCCGAGCAGCCGGCCGACCGTGTCGGCGTCGGTGGCATCGCCACAAAGCACCTGGTGGTCCCCACAGACCCAAAGATCGCCGATGAGCGTCACGGGGACGGTCGGCAGCTCGGGCACGGCCTCGGGATCGTTGATCTCGAGCCCGTCGAGGTTGAACGGCTCCAGCTCGAGTGCCGAAAAGCCAGTCAGACCGAGATCGAAGCCGAGCGCGCGCAAGCCGAGCAGTTCGGTGCGCAGGATCGCCTCGTCGAACGTCGAGAGCAGCGCGATCTTGTTGTCCGCAATGGCATAGGCGCGCTTTTGGGCCTCGGTCCAGCCGCGCGCGACGATTACCGGGCCCTGCGTCATGCCTTCCGTGAGAGCCGCCGCATACCGCCCGTTGCCGGCCAGGATCACGTCGGCCTCGTCGATGAGCATGGGGATCGTCCACCCGAACTCACGCATGGACGCGCGAATGATCTCGATCTGCTCGGGCGAGTGCACCCGCGTGTTGGACGGGTTGGGCGTCAATGACGCGAGGCTGCGCTGCTCGATCTGGGCCTCAATCATGGTTTTCCTGCGCGTCCTGTTCGGCAAGGCTAAGCACCGCCGACAGGTGATCGAGCGCGTCGATAGTTTGCTCGCGCGAGATTGCGGGCTGGAATTCCGCTATCGCCTTTTGCAGCGCGGACACGAGATCAAAACGCACGCTCTTCACTCGGTTAAAATCGATCACCATTTTTTGGCTCCTTCGGTTGTTGCACGTGAAACAAAACTGGCGGCGTGAAAGGTGTCATTCGTGAAAGGTGCCATTCGTGAAACATGCCTCTTCGCGAAATTCACGAAAGGTGCCTATTCGTGAAACGGATTTTTCTTGACACACGGAACGCAGTTCACGGGCGTCGGCTGATCGCCCAATGCCGCGTCGATCTTGTGAATCGCGAACAGCACGTCCTCGGGGACGAAGCCGCCCATCTCGAAACGGAAGAGCAGCACGTCGCGCGCTGCGGTAAGCGCCTGCCACGTGGGGAACGGCATGTTCATGCGTTCACCTTTGGCGGCATGGAAAACACCTTCGCCGTCGTGTGGAACGGGCGCGGCTCGGGGAAATTGGAATACCCAGGTTGCCAATCGTCGAGCAAATTGCTGCCCAGCGTCGCCCAGCCGCTCGTCGGGTGGTTGCCTTGCGCCTCCCACCGTTGTCGCGCCTGCTCAAGCATCGGTGCTGGCGCCGCGCATCCCGGCTCCAAGGGTGACGGTCCCATGGCGCTGAGCCACGCGCCGACGGCCAGGAATCTGCGGAAGGCTTGGCCCCATGCTTCGGGGGTGACAGCGGTGGTGTCGGCCGGCGGGGGCGCGGCGACATTGGCTGCGAACAGGCGCGCATCGCGTTTTTCACGGGCCCGCTTCCCAAACCAGTTGAGGGTGTCCAGATCGCGCGGGACGACGCCCTGGCTGAGCGCCTGATGGATCGCGGGGATCAGATCAAGCTCGACGTCGATGTTCTCGCCGATGAATGCTTGGATCTGGCGAACCCAGCGCGGACCGTCGAAAGTGTTCATGGTGGGGTCGTGCCCGATGATCCGGCCGATCCGAATTACCCGGTCGGTTTCGCTCTCGCGCGGCCCGTCTTGTCTAGCCTCTGGACTCTGGACTCTAGACTCTAGGGACGCGGACCCACTCGCAGGGGTACTCGCTGCGTTTCCGCGAGTGACGTGGATTCCTGTTTTCCTTGAATGACTTACCGGCCCCCCCTTCTTACCCCCTTTCGACGACGTTTCTCGACTTTTGCTCTCGTTTATCATGCGGCGGGAGTAGATTACGCCGCGCCTGTCGCGCGAAAAAATGTGGTTTCTTTCCAGCTCGGCGATCAGCTCGGCGACCTCGGATTCGGTGGCGCCGGTGGTCTTGGCAATGTCGAGTGCGGTGGGGTTTCGTCCGGCCATGATGACATACCCATATTCGGACGATTGGGCAGCGATGCAGAGCAGGCGCATCCACATGCCCTGGGCGGCCAAACTGCACAGTTTGAGCAGCGTGTCGCTTTCGTAGTCACGCCAGAAAAACTTACTGAAGGGGAATGTCGTCATCGGATCATTTCCATTTGCCGGTCGTGCTGGCCCATGGCCGGATCGCTGTCGCGGATGGCCGCGCTGGCCACGTCCACGAAGCATTCGATCTGCTTCGTCGGGCCGTTGCGGTTCTTCAGCACCTCGATCTGCAGCGTGTTGCGCGTATCCCAGGCGCTCGCGTCGGCGTCGGTCTTGGCGGCGCCGGATCGCGCGAGGCGGGTTTTCAGGGCCGCGTAGAAGGCCGGCCGATACAGCCCGAGGATGACGTCGGCGTCCTGTTCCACCGAACCGCTGTCGCGGAAGTCGGACACGACAGGCACCTTGTCCTCGCGGCCCTCAACCGCCCGGTTGAGCTGGGCGAGCAGCACGACGGGCATATGGCCGCGCTTGGCGAGCTGCTTGGCCGCCTTAGTGATCTCGGAAATTTCGTCGACGCGGCGGCCCTGGAATTTGGCGCTGCTCGGCTCGATGATGTGCAAATGGTCGATGATGACGAGCGGCGGCCGGGCGATCTTGGAGGCCGCGATCCGATTGGCGCGGTTGAGCGCGAGCGCCGCAATTTGTTGGATGGTCAGCCGGTCGTGATCGTTGATCTCGATCATCAGGCTTTCAAATTCGTCGCGGACTCGCGCCATGCGCGCCCATTGCGAATCGTCCATGGCCTTATGATGCAGGAGATCGGCGTACCGGATCGGCTTGATGCCGTTCTCGACGGCGTGGTCGTAGTCCATATCGCACAGGAGCCGCGCGGCGTTTTCGCGGGCGGCCATTTCGAGACTGAAGAGATGCGGCGCCCAGCCGGCCTGGGCGGCGGCGCGCGCGATGGTGGTGCCGAGGATCGACTTACCCATGCCCGGCCGGCCGCCGGCCACGGTGAGCGTCGCGGGGTACAGCCCGCCAATGATCTCGTCGAGAACCGACAGCCCGGATGGCGCGCGCATGCCGACGCGGCGGTGGGCACCTTCCTCCACTTCGCGAAGCACCGTCTGGCCCGCCTCGCCGAGCGAGCGCGTGCTATCCATTCCGAGGTTTCGCGCCTCGCTTTGCTGAGACACCACCATCAGCGAGGTGAGAGCGGCGGTGAGAGGGGCGCCGCCGGCAATGCCGTCCTGTGCTTCGGCCATCGCCCAACATGCCGACCGCTTGTCCGACAGCGAGGCGATGAGCCGGCCGTAGTCGTCGGTGTTCGGCATCGCGGACGCGGCGCGCGAGAGCGAGATCAGATACGCCTTCCCGCCGATCTCGCGAAGGGCGTCGTCCCCGGACATTTGCACGCCGATGGTCAGCGCCGAGCAGATGTGGCCGGACTCATGCTCCAGGAAGATGCACGCGACGATGCGCTGGTGCAGGGGGTCGTAAAAGTCCTCGGGCTCGCACCGCGCGTGCACCCGCTCGATGTGGAAGCCGTCCACCAGCATGGCGCCGATACACGCCTGCTCCATATCGACGTCGAAGAGTTTGGCGGCCAGTTGCTCGGTAGCATTTGAGATATCGGTCATTTGGCACCGCGCCCGAGCAACCGCTGCGCCATGCGCTGCATGAATGTCGCCGAATCGACGATGTTGCCCTTCAAAACGACGGGCGGGGGAGACAGCACGTCGCTGCGCGCCGATGTCGGCTCCATCGCGTCGGCCATCGCAGTGATGGCGGCCAGATATCCTTCCCGCCACGCATGGCGGGGCGATGTGTCGCCCGCGACGCTGTCGGGCGGCTCCGGGTTTTTCGCGAGCAGCTCGCCCAAGAGATAAACCGGGTGCGGTCTCATTGCGCTGCCTCTTCGTAAACGGACGGCCACGTGGCCACGTCGGCGCCCAGGGCGGCTCCAGCGCGCGCGATGGCACCAAGGGGAGACGCCGCCGGACCGGCCTGTGCGCCCTCCGGGCGGTTTTCCAGACACATATCGGCCAAGTGCGCGATGCTCACGTCGAGCTGCAACAGATTGGAAGCCCAGATGCACGAGTCGCTAATCATGGCTTGCAAATCGCTGCCGTCCTTCGGCGAATTGCAGAAGAATTCGCACACCGCGTTCGCCGCGTTGAAGCCGTAGGTGACGGTGTATTCGTTCACCACGCCGCCCGCGCCGGTGTGCATCACCTTGATCGTGACAGAGCCTCGGCGGCCGGGCAGGGGCGTGCGGGTCATACCGGCTCACCGAACAGCGGTCCGTGGTCGACCGGCTTACCCGCGTGCTTTGCTTTTGCCGACTCGCGTTTGCGTTCGCCTGCGCCGGACACAAGCAGCCCCACACGGCGATGGATGTCCGCGACGAACCTTTCCTCACGCTCGATCAGAACGGCCCTACAGCCCTCGCGGAAGGCCGCCTCGCCGGTCGTGCCGGTGCCTGCAAAGGGGTCGAGCACGAGGCCGCCCTTGGGGGTGACCAGCCGCACGAGGTACTGCATGAGATCAACGGGCTTGACGGTCGGGTGCTTTGATCCGAGCCGGTCGTCGCCGTCGGCTTTCGCGGTGTAGAAGAAGCGGGCTGCCGAGCCCGAGTCGCCGAAACCGCACGCTTCGGTGATATTTGCTTTGGTTTCGCCTTGGAAAACTGCTCCGCCGTCGCGGAAGTTCTTCATCCCGCCGCCGCTGCTGATTCCGGTGTCAGGAAACGCCGCAATCACCTCGTCGCTGCCGTCATGGATGACGTTTGCGGGCCAGCGTCCAGGCGTTAGCGGTTGGTCTTCAACGCGGCGCTCTCTAATTTTGAACGTGCCGGTTCCAGAGAGACCGTTATCTCCACCGGCAGAAGGTCTGCGCCGGTCTTCCTCTGTCTCAACCCTGCACGCGTCCACGTTGATCGCACCCGTGCCGTGCGCCAGGACATTCGCCGCGACAGTGCCGATCAACGGTTTTCGCGCGAAGCAAATGGGCTCCCATGCAGGCTTAAGCGCGGTGCCCCAGCCATTGCCAGCGTCATGCGATTTAGGGAATCCGCTGCCGAACAGCCAGCCGATCTGGTCGCGAATTTCAAATGCGGCGTCTTCAATCGCGCAGGCCATGCGGTGATAGGTGCGCGTACCGCCGAAGCTGATGAGATGCGCGCCGGGCTTCAGCACGCGATAGACCTCGCGCCAGAAGTCGGGGTCGAATGCGGTGTCGCCTGTGTCCCACTTCTCGCCCATGAAGCCGGACGATGCGCGCATAAATGCGCCATTCCCGACGGCTGCCGCCGACCCGTCCTTGCCGAAGCGCTTCACGATTGACGCGAGCGCGTAAGGTGGATCGCAAACACACGAGTCGAAGCTGTCAGCGTCCATCCCGCGCAACAACACGCGCGAATCGCCATGATGGACGGTGACGGGGTGGGTCATCAGAGAAGCCCGCACGTCTGGGCAAACTTCGCCCGCTCAGCCGGGCCGGGAAGGAAGCTGGCGCCGATTATGAGGTTGGGGTCGGGCGGGAAGCTGCGCACGTCGTAGGCGAAGAACTGGGTGCCGTCGCGGTTGTCCTGTTCTTTCCGCGTTTTGGCGATGCTGGGGTTCAGGATGTGGTGGGCACGGAAGGCATCGAGATCGAGAATCATCCAGCGCTGCAGCGCCAATTCGTCGCCGGACGTGACCCAGCCATAAAACATCCAGTCCCCGAACCCTCGCATGACTTTGCGACACTCGGTCTCGGCCCCAGATTCCCGGTTGCTGCGCACCGTGAATTCGAAGGGGTAGCGCGCGGCGTATTCAGCTTGGCGCAGGCGACAGGCGATACGCATATCGCGCGCGCCGAGCACCATCAGATCGGTCGCCTCGGTCTGGTCAATTTTCAGCGGCGCTTCACGCAGCAGATAGGGCCCGAGCAGCGTGCGGATCGCCGGAAGATATTTTGCCTGCCACGCAAAATCGGTCTCATATGTCGACATCGGGAAACCTTTGCAGCTCGTTGCCGATCACCACGAAGCCATCGCGGGGCCCCCGTGCGAACCAGTCGGCGCGACGGCCGTCCGTGACGCGGGCGACGGTCTCGTAAAAGCAATCAGGCTTGCGGGAATGCTCCCGGCGCTCGGCTTCGAAGCACGTCGGGAAGGCTTTGGTGTCGATGAACTTCGGCGTCCCCTTGCGCGCGTAAATCACGAATTCCGAATTATACTGGGGCAGCCCAATCGGCTGAAAACCGCCCGGCTTGTGCCACGTGAAAAGACAGACGTAGCGATAGCCCCAGGCCGGAAGCAGGGTGCTGATCGCGAACGGTAGATATTTTTGCGTGGTCCACATGAAGAGGTGGCAATCGTCGGCCGAGCGGGCAGCCACCTCAGCGCCATAGGCCACCAGTTCGTCCTCGCTCATGATCGGATAGTCGAACGCCACCTGATTGGGACGAACATCGCGCTTGATTTTCTCGATGTCCCACGGCGGGTCGATCACGATGGAGTCGAACTTCCCGTCAGGAAGCACCACCTTGGTGGCGCGCGTCGCTTCGTTCGCAACCTTCGTCTCGGCGGATTTCTGTTTGCCCTCGGCGTGGCGCGCGAAATCGGTGGGGTTCACCGAACTGAACCAGGGCTCTACCGCAGGCGGCGGTGATGGGGCTTCCGGCGATTGCGGCTGTTCAGGCAGCGCGACATTTGTCGGGTTAGGACTCGGGTCAGCCGTCGGACCCTTTGCCTTTTTGGTGGCCGTCCCGACATTTGTCGCCCCACGGGTCTTTCCCAGGTCGCGCGCGACAGTCGGTTCACTTACCCCGAGCGCCTTCGCGGTGGCCGACTGGCTCGCGCGCATCAGGGCCAGTTCTTTCACCAGTTCCTTGCGCTGCTCGACCGCAATCTTGAAGCTGGACACACTGACGGTCGCGAGGAATTCGTCCACGTCGTCAAAACCGTCGCCGACCGTCTTCCAGCGGTCGTCCTTCAGCAGCCATTTGAGTTCGGAAAAGGCGCGTTCGACCGTGTAGCCGGAAATATGGACCGCTTCGAGCAGCCGACCGTGCACTGTGTTCGGGCTTTCAATCATACGTTCCACCGTTCCTTTGGGACTGCGTAGCAAACAGATTCATGGAAGGCGCAGTACCGCGAGCGCGCCGGGTTTTCGACGTCGGCACCGCAGCACTGCCATGTGGTTTGAACGTCGCCGTAAATGAACAGGCAGCCGCCAGCGTGGGGAAAATCATTGCGCGGGCCGATAGGCTCGGGGCGTTCGGGCGGCGGCGGCGGCGGCACCCTCGGCGGCTTGGGCTTCGGCGCGGCGCGAACGTTACCCTTCTGGGCGGACTGCGGCGGGCGGGGCTTGCGCGGTTTCGAGAACGTGCGCAGCGGCAAGCCGAGCCGGTGGATCTTGCCATGGATCGTGCCTCGGGTGGCGCCGTCCAGGGCCCGGCACATCACCTCCGGCGAAGCACCGGCCGCCCACAAATCCTTCAGCAGCTCGACGCGCGCGGCAGTCCAGAAGACGGTCGCCGCCTCGCTCATACGAATCCCGGATTGAGCAGGGCTGCTGCGGCTTTGTCGAATTGCGCCTCCAATGCCTTGGACTTGTCCAGGGACTGGTTGGTGCGGGTTTTGAAATAGAGCTTCTGGAAGCGCCGCATCTCGACGGCCAATTCCAGAACCTGGATCGCGGAAGCGGCGCTTATGTCGTTGTTCACAGCAGAATCCTTTCGTCGGGCGCGTCACAAACCACGATCTCGACGCGGTCCTTGCCGCCGTCGCGGACATAGCGGCGCTTCACATGGAGGTCGGAAATCAGCACGTCGTCCCGCCAGACAATGAGATTGCAGGCGTCGCCAATGGCTTTGACGACATTGTCGGCGTCGGGTTTGACAGTCATGCACACCGATGCCTGTTGGCGCTTTTTCGACCAGGACGGCGGCATGGTTTGGAAGATGAGCACGGTCAGCTCGACAGCGCCGTCGAAGAGCGGGACGCCGACCATGGCGCGCTGCGCGATCTCACGGATCATCGCCTCGGTCGCACGGGTTTCCGGCGGCGTGTAATTGCTCACAAACGCCTTCTTGCCGGCACGGCCCGGAATGATGGTGGACCGTGCGCGGCCCTTGCCGCCGAGGCGGCCGGGAATTGTAAATGCGATCTGCACCATCGAGGGGTGCTCCCGATCTTGTTTCTGCAATGGTGGGCGAGCGGTGGGCTGAACCCCTACGGCGTGAGCCGTCCCTAAAAGGTGCCGGAAGCCTCGCGAGCTGTGCCGGGCCGCTCTGGGTATTCCGTGCTTTAAGCGGCGTCTTTCGGCTGGTCGGGGGCGGGCTTGTCGCGCGCCTTGTCGTTGCCGTCTTCCCCGTCTTCGCCGCTGTCGTCGAACATCGCAGGCTGGTCTTTGTCGATCACGACGGGGGCACGCTCACCGATGAAGCTGCCGGCCTCGGCGATCACAATCAAAACTTTGGAGCCACAGGCGTCCATCAATTGGTGCCGCTGCTCGTCCGTACGCGACAGTTCCAGATCAGCGCGGATAGATTCCCCGACATGCACCTTTTTCAGATCGGCCTGGATGGTTTTGCGCCCGCCAGCGGCGACGATGCTCACCACGCGCTCGATCAAATAAATGG